TTACTGTTCATTTGCTTCCTTTAGTTCTTCATTTAATACTCCCGCACAAGTAGCTAATACAAAAGGTACTATCAATAATGTTCCTAATACGATTGTCATATATAACCCTCCCCTAGATTTATTTTACTTGATGAGTTTATTATACATGCTCAATCTTAAAAAAGCCTTGCACCAACCTTAAACATTCCTTACATTTTTGATAGATATATCGAATAATTTATACATTATACTTTTTACCAAAATTTAACTATATATTAACATGCTCTTAACTCACTTTTTCCAAGCTTAGTTATAATAAGTGTAGACATTATACATAAAATGGAGGATACTTATGAATTTTAAAAAACTTAAAAGCGGTATTGCATTGTCATTAATTATAGCTACAGTTTCAGTACCATTTTCAAACTCAATTTTTGCATTAGAAATTGATAATTCTACTACACCAAATGAATTTGTAGAAAATAAAAATATAGGTATAGATGAAGTTTCTGAGTTCTTTGGGTTAACAAATAATGAAAAAAATGAATTAAAAAAATCAATTGATGAGTATAAAAAAGAAGAACAATTACGTCAAGAACGTGAGTATAAAATCTATGGTAATCAATTTAGCAAATTAAGTTTATCAACTAAAGCGATGCGCAAAATATGGATAAAACTACCTTTTAAAGTAAGAAAAACAATAGTTCAACATACAGGTCTTACTGGTGCTGCAGCAATACAAAGTATTGTTTCAACAATAAATCATTTTAAAGGATCAGTAGAAGATGGTGTTTATAAAGCTTGTAAAAAACTAGGCATGAACAATCACTATTCTTGGTGGGTTACAAAAACAATAACCCTATTTTTATTATAAAATATATTATGATATTATCTATACTTTTAATTATATTTTCATTGATCCAAATTTTTAGACCATACAAAAACAAAAATATTATGTTTTATATAATATACATATTAATCATGGTTATAAATATTATATCTATAATAGTTCATATATTACAATTTCTATAAAAAAGAAAACTAAATAAATCAAATCTAGATTTTGAAATGGCAATAGTTAATTAAGTGAGAGTGTTGATGCAAATAACGCTCAAACTTTTAATAGAGTATTTTTATCTCCTTAGGGAGCTATGTTTTAATCTTAGAGTTGATTTGTTTAGTTTTCTATAATATATTTATACCTTATTTTTCATATTGTAAACATTTTCTTGAAAATTTTAATATAAAAAGAGTATCATTAAACTAGATACTCTTTTTATATTAAAATTAAACTGTATTTATTCTAAAGAAAATTCTAACGTATTACATACAACAATATTACCTATATCAACACTTCTAGGATAATATCCAAATCCAATACCATTGAACTCATCATTTAGTATAGTTGCATTATATCCAACATCTTTTTTCACTTCATCAAACATAGCTTTGGCTAAAGTTTTTGGAGTATCTAATTTCGTTGGTACAACATCATAGTAAGCTACAGTCGAAAAATTAATTTCACTTGAACTTCCTCCATACTGTGGATATACATCGTTAGAACCTTTATCATCATGATCTCTTTCTGAACTAAAGCCTAGTTTAGACTTATACACAGACCACGAATCTGCTAGATTTGTTAAATTATCTTTTTCTATTAGTTTCTTCTTCCCATTTTCTTGTCTATAATCATTAAGTAACTTTAAAAATTCAGTTTTCGTAGCTTCTCTAAATTTTGAATCTTCTAACGTATAGTATAGAGGATTATTTGGTTTAGCCTCAACAAAAACAAGTGCATTCTTAATTGAAGTTCTACCTTGCTTATCTGTAGCCTTTATAGTTACTGCATACCCCCCAGCTTTACTTGTATCTACATTCCCACTTATTTGTATTTTATCACTTGGTATATCTCCATCTTCTGGATCAGTTACTCTTATATTTAACATAGAGTAGTCAAATTTATCTCCTTCAGTTAACCAAACTGAATCGTAGCTTATTCTAGGAGGATTATTTTTAGCTTCAGAGCTCTCTGGGTTATCAATTCTTGAAATCATTACTACAGATTCCGCTCTTGTTATATTATTAGTTGGATTTAATTCCCCTTTTGGATTACCTTTTATATATCCTGCTTCAATAGCTCCTTCTACATATGGTTTTGCCCAACTAGATATTTTCGTATTATCTATAAATTTTTGTATTTTATCATATGTAAAATCTTTATTATTTTTGATACTTACAAGTATTTTTGATACTTCTTCTCTAGTTATTGGTTGATTTGGCTTAAACGTTCCATCTTCATAACCATTTATATAACCAGCTTTCTTAGCCGAACATACATCATTGTAAAACCAATCACTTTTGTTTACATCTCTAAAATTTATATTTTGCTTACTTTCAAATCTAAAAAATCTGTTAACTATTTTTACAAATTCTGCTCTAGTTATAGAGTTATTAGGTTTAAATGTTCCATTTTCATATCCATTTACATACCCATGATTCACAAAACTTTGTATTTGCTTATTTGCCCAGTGATTATTTATATCACTTATGTTAGTTTGTGCATATGAAGTAACTGTCGTTACCCCTAATATTGTTGCTATAGCTATTGTGCTTATTATTTTCTTATGCATATTTTACCTCCAAATATTTTTACGAAGTAATTATACCATATTTTTCCATAATCGTTAGATTTTAAACTTTTCTGTAAATTCAGTCAAATGAATAAAATAATAAAAAGAAGTATCTGTTGACATTAGTCCTCCTTTTTTATTGTAGTTAATAGACCTAGAAACTACTAAATTTTCAAACGACAATTAGCTTCTTCACTAAGTTTCTTTAAGTGAAATATTAAATTAATTTTAAGCATTTAGAATTTATGTATCTAAGACCTTTATTACCTTTTAATGAGTTTTAAAAGGTACTCTTAAAATATATTTTGATAATAAAAAAAGACTAATTGAAATATTGTATAGGCGGATTCCAATTAGTCTTTTTTATTAGTTTTAGGTTTTTAAAAATTTGTTATCAATATAATAGTAGGATCTATTTAATTATATCAAAATTTTAAATTTTTAATTATTTTACTTTTAAATAGGTATCATTACATATTTCTATGTAATTCAAATTATATGTTTATACTATTTTTTAATAACTTGAATTTGCACTCCTTCTATAGCTTTACCATATATACCTGCATAATCATTTAAATCTATAACCCACGGAAGCCATCTTCCCTCTACATACACGCTATATTCAACGCTATAGTTATCTAATCCTATTAATTTTATTTGCAAGCCATCTATATTTTTACCATAGATGCCTGCATAATCACTTCTATCTTTTACCCAAGGTAACCAAGTTCCATTTACTGTATGAACTCTATATATTATACTGCCTTCATTTAAGTTAGCATATATAGCTTGTATAGGATTTCCAAAAATTCCTGCATAATCATTTGCTTTAGTTACATTAGGAAGCCATTTACCATTTACATAAGCTTGATAAGTAACATTAATATTTTTATTTGATTGTACATCAGAAGATTCTTTCCAAGCAACTCCATTGAATTTACATATTCCTTTTGCAATTGCTTTAGCAAATCCGTCTTTATTATTCATTATTAAATTATAATCTGATTCATTAGTTATAAAGCCTAATTCAACTAAACAAGCATCCATATTAGTTTCTCTTATAACATGTAAGTCCCCCTCTTTTACACCTCTATTTTTAGTATAAAGTCCGTCATTAATTAATTCAGAATGTATGGCATCAGCTAAAGTTCTATATTTAAATTTATAGCAATAAGTTTCTAGCCCTTGAGCATTTGGATTGTCGGAACTATTACAATGTATAGATACAAATGAATTTACACCTAATCTATTAGCTTCATTACTTCTATCATTTAAAGTTACAAATACATCTGTAGTTCTAGTATTTATATTTTTTATATCTTGTGTTTTTAAATAATCATTTATTTTATTTGATACCTCTAAAACTATATCTTTTTCTAAGCACCCATGTAAACCTGGAGCTCCTGAATCATATCCACCATGCCCTGCATCTATCATATTTGTTTTCATAATAAAATCCTCCTAAATTTATATTTTTATATTTAAAAAGACAATAAAAAAAGACTTCAATGAGTCTATAATTCTATTGCCTTTTTATTAACTTATATTTTTAATTTCTTATTTATTATCTTTTAATCCTTTTGTAGATGGATCTACAACTACACCTATAACTGCGGCTGCAACAGCAACAACTGCAACTGGATTAGCTAATATATCTAATAATGCATTAGCTAATAAATTCCAACTAGTTAAAGTTTTAAAATCTACTCCAGCGGCACTAAATATTACTCCGCCTAATCCTAGCCAAAAGTATGGATTTTTCACTCTATTTTTCATATAAAACATCTCCTTTTTTCCCTATTGTGTCTATTCTATGATGTGCTGATTTTGTGCTTTCTTCAACTTTTATAAGTCTTTCTACTAAAGTATTTATCTTTGTATCTTGAGCTTTTATATCGAGCCTTATATCATCAACTCCTTTACTTATGTAATCTAACTTTGTAGCAACTACTGTTTTTTGAGATGCATCATCTTCTATATCATGTGCAGTCTTTTTTTGATAGCTCATATACCCAATTATTGCACCTACAATTGTACATATAACGGTAACTTCTATATTCATATATCCTCCTAATCAATTAAAAAACTATATTAAAAAAGAGATTATTAATCTTTTAAATCAACTATTAAATCTCCTCTACCTTTACTTATTAATATTTCGTCTATTTTATTTTTGTGTTTCATCCACTTTGGAACTATTAATTTATATTCTAATCCATCTCCACCATTTGCCTTTTCTATTATTCTATCTGCTATATATTCAGCCATTTCATCACCTCATTAACATTTCATCTATTACATTTTTTAGTTTATTATTTTCTTCTGTTAACAATTCCTTTTCATCTTCAAGCTTTCTATTTCTAGCATATATAGACTTTATAACTTCTCCTAAATCAACTGATACTGTATCATTTTCTTCATTATAAGTTGAAAAATCTTCTTGCAATAACATAGTCTCTACACTCGCTACATCTGCTCCAACCGACCATCCTGGAGAAGTAGCCGACAGTGAGTAATTCATTGACATATTTCTAAGATACCCATTTTGAATCGTATGATATCCAACATCCATATTAGCTCTTAAATCTAAATGTCTATGAGTGTTATTGAATGATAAGTAGTAAGTTTTTCCGTCATTACTATAGAAATTATCTATATTCGCATTAACTGTTCCTATAGTTTTTACTCCATATATACTGCTATAACCTCCTCCTAAAACACTAAATCCATTCAATAACAAATCTGCTCCCATACTCAGCCTGTTAACTTCTTCGTCATATGCCATTATTAACTTTTCATTAGAACTTGAGTAAAACTTAGTACATAATAATTTATCTGTTCCTATTTTCCCTGCCCCTATAATGTTGTTTCCAGCTAAACTTAAAAAACTTGTTAAATAGATTGGCAAATAGCAATGGATTCCTTTCGTACCTCCAACTATACTTACGTCTCTATCAACAAAGTTAACAACAAGTTGAGGTTGTATTCCTGTAGGTTCTGTTTGATCTGCATTACTCCATCCACTTGCATAGTTAACTGAAAAAGACTGACAATATCTCGAACCTAGAAAACCAAATCCTTTAGATGTGTTGTTCTTAGAGAGGATAGGTTGCATTCCACCTAAAAAGGTTTCATCTAACCAGTTGTATGCATATAATGCTCCACCTTGTAACACCATGCTAGGCTTACCATTAGAATATTTAAAAGTCATTCTGATAGGATCTATAGTTATCCTATTATTTATGCCATTAAAACCTATCATTATATCATTTGGATTCTGTTGAATTAGTGACTTAACTCCATTCACATCTACTTTACTGGAAATCTGATTAACTAATTGTGTTACCTGTGATTGAGACGCATATCTAGAATCAGTTTGCCCTTTTGTATAAAACTCAGAGTTAACAGTACTTATTATTGCTGCTTTAGTTATCTTTTGTTCTGCCTCAACTTTCCATGTACTAAGTCCAGATACTTGCCCAGCTAAGTTTTGATTATTAGCCTCAACACTAGATACTCTAGAAACTATTCCATCTAATTTAACATCTAAAGAAGATATATTACTATTTATTTCTTCTTGAATGTCTTCAGGTGCTGGACTCCAACCTGTCGGTGTATTTCCATGTTCAACTTTTATGTTAGTTATATAACCTGTAAAAGTATGATTTTTAAGAGCATATATACTAAATCCAGTATCCCCACTTAAATTTCTTCCAGAATGAGGTGGAATGTATACGGAAACTCTTTGCCATTGTCTAGCAGACGTTGCTGGAACTGATCTATCTTCTGCATCTATTACTCCTGTAGTATCTATAGCTAAAGGTGCTGGATTTATAGCATATATATCCATAGATACTATATAGCCTTTTTCTACATCGTATGGAGTTTGTGAAACTGTTAAGTACTTTGTTTCATTCCAATATTTTATATTTTGAAAATAACAACATGTTTTGCCATCGAAAGTAGTAGCGTTTATACTTCCTGGGTTATTAGAGTTTTTTACAGTATGATGAACAAGCCCCTTTTTAAAATTAGAGTTTATAAGGAAGTTTTTCCCTCCTATTTGAAGATTCTCTAATTTAGTTTTAGTTTCAGATACTGTAAGAGACATACCATTTAAATCTCTTTCAAAGTTATTTACTTTGGTTGTAACTCCTGTTATTAATCCAGTTTGTTGATCTATTAAAGTAGTATGCTTTCCTATGGTACTTTTTAAAGAGTCTACAGTTTCAACAGTCCTATTATAATCATCTTTAAGTAAAACTGTTTTACCATCTTTAACTATTTGAGTATTATTAATAGCAGTACTAATTTGGCCTTGCATAACACCTATAGTTGTACTGTGATTTTCTGTTAAAGTCTTATTGCTATCAGATTGCTTTTTTAAGGAATTAAAAGCTATATCTAAAGTTTGGTTTTGATTATTTAACTTTATCTTTGTAGCATTTAATGTATGTGTATTTGTATCTTTATTAAATCCTTCTGAGAAACTAGAATAATCTATTTGTTTTTCTCCTACAGCATTACTAGCAATCATATTAGATTTTATTAAATCATTAGCTATAGCTTTTTCTTTTACTCCAGTATGATCTATAAGAGTAGTTGTTCCATCATCTCCAAGAATAATAAAGTTAAAATCCCCTTTAGCATCTTTTCCCATTTGGATTCTAACTTTATTATTTTTATCTTTAAATTGTAAAGTAGTTCCTATAATTTCAATTCCACCATCATCAGATTTAATTTTTACTTTGTTAGTGCTTATTTCTCCTGCATTAATTTTAGATGCATTTATACTAACTATATTTGCATCATCAACAAATATAGTTTTCATGTTTAATCTATCACCGGTAATACCACCTACTTGTATATTTTCACTAGATAAATTTCCATTTACAAGAGTTCGTATATTACCGACATTAGCTTCCAATACTTGTATAGTTGCATTTGTTGTATGTAAATCTGTTATGCTAGCTTTATTAGCTTGTAAATTATTTATTTGAGCTGAATGAGTAACAGTTAAACTATCTATTGTGGCCATATTAGTTGTAAGTGTTCCTATAATTCCTTTAACGGCAGTTAATTCTCCAGATATAGTTACATTAAAAGCTTCTAAATTGCTTACTTTAGCATTAATAACAGTTAAATCTGTGATATTAGCTACTGAGGTTTCAAAATCAGATATTTGTTCAGTTTTTATACTATCTATAGTTGAACCCTTTACAGTTCCATTATCAGTAGTTATATTTTCTACTGTGTCAGCTGCTTCTTGAAACTGTGTTTGAATATCTTCAAAGCATAAGGTAGTATTAGCAAGTTCTATACTATCTTTTTCATGTTCATCTGGAAACTCTATTATTTTAACTATTCTTTGTTTATCTTTAAATTTATCTTCTTTAGATATAAGAGTTATTGTATCTCCTAACTTATAATCTAAAATATTTTTATATTTATTATTAAGCTTTGCTAAATTTAAAATTGCAGCAGAATAAGATCTAAAGGGTTTTGATATTTCATTTAATTTAGATATAGCATCATCTTTAAGATGTTCTTTAACGGTATATCTATCATCTATCCAATATACAGTTTTAATTTTATTAGAATACTGATAGTTTTCTACATATTCTTTTTTGTCATTTATATCAGTTATCTTTAAATTATCTTTTCCAATAGGAATTAACCGTGTAAAGTAACTATAAGAACTACCTTGAATAGCTAATGATTTTAAATTTAAAGAATCTATAAAGTAAGTTCCTTTATCTTCTCCTAGATGTTCATATACATCTATGGTTTTAGATAAAGTATTAAAAACTATATCACATCTATATGTTTTTTTAATTTCTTGTATGATTTCTAAACTAGAGCAGTTAGTCATTCTAACAGTTCTCTTTTTCTTTAAATCGCACTTACCTACAACCCAGCCAGTACCAGCTAAAGCAAGAGCTAAGGCTTTATCAATTGTTTGTTCTTTACTTTCAAACTTTGAAAAAGGCTTACCTTCTATATCCTCTAAATTTAAAATACATTTAAATTCAGTATATTCATTTTGGACAATTCTTTCTTTAACTATATACTCGTTTTCTTTGGTCCTTATATAGCACTCTTCCACTATATCAAAATAGTAATTTGCCTTTTTAGGATAATAAAAACAAAGTGTCTTTTCTCCACTCTGCAACTCACTTTCTATAAATAAATCTTTATAATCTATTAAACCAGCTATTTTTTTCTTATTCTTATCATGTAAATGTATCAAAAGAGGCTTCCCTCCCTTCTTACTAAATTCAACTAATCAATTACTCTTCTTCATCTATCATATAATCTATAACCATTAATTCGGCTGGAGACATATCGCAATTACTGTTATATAAATCATTTATATTAAATTTATGAATATCTATATCAACTTCTATATCTAAAAGTGAATTTACCTCTTTATTGCATACATCTATAAATTCTTCTTTAATGTCATATGTATTATCTTTATTTAATTTCAATTTTCCATCTTCATCTTTAACACAATACTTTTCTATTATTTTTTGTCTTTCAGAGTTATATATTTGCAACTCGCTTTCTATTTTCCTTATATTTTTAGCTATAGCATAAGATAATTTACAAGGTAAACCTTGTTTATATGCTATATTGCTTAATTGTTGTGATTCATTTACTAATTTTCTTAATGATAATTTCATAATACTTCTCTCCCTTTTAAAATATATTTATTATTTAGTTGCTAACTTGTCCTGTTCTGCATATACTACATCTTCAAAGTCTCTCATATCTTTTCTTATAGCTTCTTTATTTTTATTGTAGACTTCTTGATTTTGTACAGTTTTACTTAAGTTTTCTTGAGTAGTTCCATCTGTGCTTAAACTAGCACTCATGTATACTACTATTTGTCCATCAATTGTTGATGTTCCAGATATAGTTATTGTTTTATTTGTATTTAACATTTGAATCACCCTTTCTATATGAATCTTGGATTGTATTTAATTTTTATATTGCAAGTGTTCTTACTTAATGTGATTAAATTATCTCCTGGAACTAAAAAAGGGAACTCCCACATATCAGTATCATCAAATTTATTAATACCCTCCTGTGTAACCATTCCCTCAATTCCATTTATAACTATAGTTTTATTGCCCTTTAAGTTCTTTACAATAAAAGGATCTTCACTTAATCCAGTTATTTTTAAATCAATCATATCTATAGTAGGAGTTATTTCTAAAACTACAGGCACTTTTGTATTACCTTCACCGTTTATAGTTTTACTTGAAACTCCATTTGTAATAGTTTCTATGACTTCATTTTCAATGTTGTAACCTATAAAACTTAATTGTAATCTTCCTCTTATCTGCCTTAAACTAGGTTGATCTGAGTTTCCATTTAAAACACATTTAAATCTTAAGTTTCTATCTTTAAAATAAACTTCAAATGGCTTTACCATATTACTTAACAAATCACTTTTATCTAAATAATATCTTTTTTTAGTTAAAGAATTTACCAAAAGAGTAACTGTAATTACATTCAAACATACTTTTGAATCAAAGAAAAGAGGTAATAATGTATTTGCATTTTCAAAGTCTTTTAAATTGTTAATGCTAGAGTTTTGAATATCAACATCTAAAACTCTAGCATTAAACTTTTCTATATTTATATTGTTTATAAGCATTTGTTACCTCCTTCTTCTCATTGTATTTAAAGCAAGTCTATTTGAAACTCTTGGAACTACAACTCTATCTATTTCTTCTCCTGCGATACTAATAGGTATTATAATGTTTCCATCAGAATCACCTTTATTTTTCATCATAGAATTTATAACCCCTTGAGCAGTTTGTCTTGCAGTCTCTAAAACCATTTGCTCACTTGATTCATGGTTATATATCTTAGTTCCACTTGGTAAATCATATAGTTCATATCCTCTTTCATGAAGATATGTTAAACCACCTTTAAAGTGTGAGTTACCTGTCCAGTTTCCTCCAGGCTTTTTACCATGACTTTGGAAGAATGTATTTACAAAGAAGTTTTTAACTAGACTTCCCCATCCACTATTCCATGCATCTTTTAATTTATCCCATTTACTTTTAACTTTACCAGTTGTAGTATCTACATCTTTTGTAATATCTGAGTTCATAGAAGTTATTTCTTTAACTGCTTTATCTCTTGTTTCTTTTGCAGCATTTACAGTATCATCTCTTTGTTTCTTCGCATCTTCAATAAGTTTATCCCTTTGTTTTTCACTTATTGAACCAGTCTCTTGTTGCATTCTATATGCTTCAGCTATTCTTTCATCACATTCTTTGTTAGCTGCTTCAATAGCTTTATCTCTAGATGTATTTAATTCTTTTATATGTTTAGATGCCATACTAGCTGTTATATGTTCATCATTATCCTTCATTCGTTCAAGAATTACTTTAGCTTCAACTTCATTTTCAGATAGAGTCTTTATAGCACTAGTTTTCATACTTTGTTGAAGTTTATCAATTTCGTCAAATTCTTCTTTCTTTAATTTTCTATGTTCATTTGCTGCTTTTTCATAAATAGCATTAATTTGATTTTGAGCTTTATCTATTTCTTGTTTTTGCTGAGTCCAATGGCTTTTAGTTGCTTTTAAAGCTTCTTCTTTTTCTTTAGCTGAAAGAACAGTAGTTTTAGCAAAGAAATCTTTTTGGCTTTTTAACTCTGCATCTCTTTTTTTATCCATTCCATCTTTAATTTTATTAGCCATGTCTTTATAAACTTTTTGCATTTCTTGAGATTGTTTCTTTGATAATCCTACACTTTTATTTAATGTGTCTGTAAAGTCTTTTATAGTTTGGTCCTTTTGTTTTTGAGTTAAACCTTTAGTCCCATTAACCATTGCAGTATATTGCTTTATTATTTCATCTTTATTCTTACTAGTTAAAACTCCAGTATCAGAAACTAATTTCTTAAAATCTACAGTCATTTTTTCTCTTTGATCTTTAGATAGACTACTAGATTTTTTACTCATTTCTGTAAAGTTCTTAACTACAGTATCTTTTGCTTCTTTTGAGAATTTATCTGAGTTCATTTTTAAGTTCATCATAGACTCACTAGCTTTTTTATCTAACTCTAAGTAAGCTTGTACATTATCTTTTGTTGCTTTAGATATTTTAATTACATCTTTTTCTGTAGCTTGTGCATAGTTTCCAAACTTATCTCTGCTATATTCAACTTTATCTGCAAATAAATCTACTGCAGGTGTTGCACTTTTATTTAAGTGTTCAGCAACTTTATATCCTGCATATCCAACGGCAGCTACTGCAGCTACACCTAATGCAATTGGTCCCAAAGAACCTATAACGGCAGCACCAAACCCTCCAGCCGCAACCTCTGCTCCTGCTAATCCAACTCCTGCAGTTTCTGCTGCTGGAGCAAGTCCTAATAATATTTTTGAAAAATCACCAAATGTAGCCGCTGCTTTTAATGCTTTAAACTTTCCAACAGTTCCAATTAATCCACCTATTCCACTAGTTACATGACCTAAACCGCTTGTTATAGGCCCCATTGCAATAGCAGCTAGTCCTGCCTTAACTATAAATTCTTGAGTATGTGGACTTAAATTACTAAAGCTATTTGCTAATTTAGTAATATCTTTAGCAACACTTGTTATAGCTGGAGCTAATGCTTGGAAAGTTTTTATTGCTGCACCTTCTAGAGCACTTCTCATTTCTGCTAAACTACCCTTTGCATTTTCACTCATAGTTTTAGCCATTTTAGCAGTAGCACCTTCACTGTTGTCTATAGCATTTGCTAATTTATTAAAATCTCCTTCACTAGCATTTATGATTGAAAGCCATCCGGACATGGCCTCCTTCCCAAAGATAGTTGCAACGGCACTAGCTTGAGTAGCTTCATCTAAACCACCCATTTTTTCTCTAAGGTCAGACATTACTTCTCTAAAGCTTTTCATCTTACCGTCACTATTTTCTACAGATATTCCATACTTCTCCATCATAGCGGCCATACTATCCGTAGGCTTTACTAAGTTAGTTAATCCTGCTCTAAGTGCAGTACCAGCTTGACTTGCTTTAATCCCACTATTGGCCATTAATCCTATAGCTAAAGAAGTATCTTGAACACTATATCCTAAAGCTCCAGCTACGGGAGCTGCATATTTAAAAGTTTCTCCCATCATACCAACGTTAGTATTGGCATTACTACTTGCAGCTGCTAATACATCACTAAACATACCAGCATCTTTAGCTTTTAATCCAAATCCTGTTAATGCATCTGTAACAATATCGGAAGTAGTTCCGAGGTCTTCATTAGATGCAATTGCTAAATTTAGTATAGGTTCTATACCTTCGAGCATATCACCAGTTTTCCAACCAGCCATTGCCATATACTCCATACCTTCGCCTGCTTGTGCAGCACTAAATTTAGTTTTAGCTCCCATTTCTTGAGCCTTATTTTCTAACTTTTTAAGATCATCACCAGTAGCACCAGAAATAGCTGCTACCTTATCCATTTGAGCCTCATATTCCATACCTACATGAGCGGCAGCTACTCCTATTCCTGTTAAAGGTAAACTAACATGAGTAGTAAGTTTTCCACCTATCTCTTGAGCCTTGCTACCTACTTTTTTAAAGTTATTTCCTAAGTCCTCAAGCCTTTTAGATGCATTACTTACACTATGAGTATTTTCTACTTCTCTATTGAATTTATTTATAGCAGATTGAGCTTTATTTACTTCTTCTTCTGCTTTATTCATTTGAGTTTCATAGTTTTGTAATGTCTTAGCATTATTTTCTACAGCTCTATCTAGCTTATCATGTTCTTTTTGTAATTCTTCTAAAGCTTTTTCAGTTTCTTTAGCCTCTTTACTTTCTTTACCATAGTTTTTTATAGCCATTTCATTAGCTTTTTCAGCCTTAGAAAGAGACTTTGCTAATTCATCTCTTTTATGTATATTACCTTGTAATGTTTCAGTAGCATCGTGAACACTTTTTTTATAAGTTTCTAATTTCTTATTTTGTAAATCTAATTGTTTTTGAAATGAGCTTTGAACTCTATTTACACCTTCGGTAGATTTACCAAATGCCTCTAAACCACTTTGAGCTGCTTTTAACTCACTCTTATTATTTTTAATTTCTGAATTTATACCTTTTAATGTACTGGAATATCCAGAATCATCAAGTATCATCTTTGCGGTTATTCGTTTTTCTGTATCACTCATTTACACTCCTTTCTCTTTCTATAGGAAAGGTACTTCATCTATACTAACAACTTTTTCAACATATCCATCATCTGAAACTGATTGAGTTTGCTCTTCATGTTCTTTATTGAGTTCTCCGATTAACATAACAATTTCTTTGAATGTACTATCGAAGAACTCTTGTCTTGTGAAATTTAGTTTTGTTTTTGCAATAAAAAAAAGCCTATTTATATCAAATGGCTTTTCATTTAAATCTATTTTTTTTACTTTCATCTTCTGATTTATCTTCATCAGTAGTAGTATCAGATGTTTTAACCCCTCTGTAATCAAAATATAAATCTGTTGCAAAAGGTATTATTTCATCTATAACTTGATTTGGAGTTAATTTTTCTTTTAATTCATCTATAGTTAATGGGTTTTCATTCCCATCCTTATCAACTCTTTTTGATGTACAAGAGCATATCATAACTTTTAAAGCATTATTATATAAGTTTTTACCGTACATAACCCCATTTATTACATCTCCAAAGTTATCAAATCTTTCATCTATATCAAATATAGTCTTATTTGTCATTTCAAAATCTAAGTTTTCATTTCCTATTTTAAATTTTCTTTTCATTTAAATTCACTCCCTATTATTTTTATTAATGTTCAGAACTAACTACATCTGTTTTTTCTTCAGGTACAGTAACTTGTTTAAAGAAATTCTTTAAGAACTCGGGTGTTACATTAGGAGAGTCACTGCATACATTGTATTGCCATAATCCATTTATTAAAGGTCTAAAACTAGCCTCTATTTTCTTAGCTTGGAAGTTTGCTTTACCTTCCTTATCTTTTAAATCTTCATCTGATAATCCAAATGTTCCAGCGAATAGTATTCCATACTTATCTATTCCTTGAGCTTTCTCTGCTTTATATAAAATAGCAAGTGTTGGAGCTATATCATTATCATTTTTTATTACTCCACCTGTTTTAGCTAACTTATGCCCCATAACATAACATTCATCTGCATCTGATAAATCTGTTATATTTAAAGTTACCTTTACATCTTGTAAAGTTTGTTCCTCTAAAACTTTTCTTCCTTCATGATAATATGGATCACTATTTTGTTTTGGTTTTATTCCTATTTGCTTAATACCTTCTAAGTACCTAGGAGTATCAAAAGTTATACCCTCATCAGTTTCAGTTTTTAAGTGAGCTACATATAACTTACTTACATTTACAACTGGTAATATTTTTTGTGGTGCTGACATTATTCTTCATCCCTTTCTTTTATAAATAAAAAAACTAGCTTAGATTAGCTAGTTGGTAAATCAATATTAAACCTCAAAGGTTTATGATATAATCCTGTTTTTTCTTCATATAAATCTGGACTTCCTGCATTATATTCAAATCCAGCTTTAATAAATTTATTAACTATAATTGTTTCTAAGTTTGTATAGTCTCCTAAACTAAAAATATCAATTTGGACTAAGTGATTTAAATAGTCTATTTTACCTTCACTATATTCATTTCCTCTTGATCTAATAACTTGATACTCTATATATGGAGGTTTAGGATTATTAGCATGAATAAAATATACTTTTTTATCACTTGTTAAATCTAATATATCTTTATCATTTAAAACTTCTTTTAATTTCTTTTTTATAATCGAGGCATCTATTTTTATATTACTTTCCAAAATATCACCCTATCTTTCTAAATATCGTTTGAGCTACCTTTGAAATAGCTTCCTCTGTGTTTTCTTCAACACTTCTATCAAAGTATCCTACATGAGCTTTTTGTTCACTTGTTCCATAATTTTGAAATACGTCATAAAAGGCTTTACTTTTTGCAGTTCCTTCTGTTGCTAAAGCATTTTCTTTAACAGATATTTTAATTTCAGCAAGTTCTCCTGTTGGTCCTACTGGAGTATCATTTTCTAACCCTTCTCCAATTACTTTTATACCTGACCTTACGGCTTGCCTTTTTATAACTGTATCTAAAGCCATATTTTTTACATATTCTTCAAACTCTTCATATCCCTCAAGTTCTATAGTACTTGACATATACACCTCCAAATAAAAAAGGCATAAGCTTTAGGCTTATACCTTTTATTTTATTCACTCCAAGAACCATCTACATATTTACATCTATATAAATCCATCGGATGTTTTTGAGATATACATAAATCTATATCATATCCACTATCTTTAAATGCTCTTTCAAGTAAAAATTGTATCTTTGTAACAATTCCTTTAACTAAAGCATCTTTTTTATAAAGTAAATCAACTGATATTACCTTTTTATCTCCATTATCTTTAACTTCAAAAGTAGAATGATCTAACCCTGTATTTCCTATATTAAGGTCATTTATTAATGTCTCTGGCTTAAATTCTCCACTTTGAGGAACAGAAATAGAACCATCATTAGTATTATTTTTTTCAATCGGAGTTGTACTTTCTTCTGAAAAATCAGCTTTACCATTTAAAATATCAAGTCCATTTTGAATATCATCTTTATTATTAATATTGATAACATGATCTTTATCTAAAACAAATTTGTTATCCTCTAACTTATACAAATCACTACATGCTAAAGTTTGCTTATTTACTAAAGGAGTTAAATCTACTTCTTGTATTTGCTTATATTCTAATAATAATTTATCATTTATTATTTTTTTAGTATCATCTTTAAATTGATTATATATTTCCTCAGCATTAGTATTTTTATATGTAAGCTCAATAGATAATCTTTGTTTGTCTTTTACATAGTAAATATTAGATTCTTTATGTACATCTTTAATAGCTTTTACTAAATCTTCTGATGTAACTTTTTCATTTTCTGTAGTTAATTTTTTATTACAACCCACTAAAATAAATATTGAAATTAATGATAACATTAAAATTAATGTTTTTTTCATGTCATAACACCTCCAAGCTACATTATAACTTAAAAGGAATTATTTGGAAATCTAACAATTTATTTTAGCTTTAATATCTACAAATTCATGCCTATTTTCAAAGTCTAAAACATCTAAAATATCATAATAAAAACCTTTATATTCTATTCTAAATATTTTGCTAGCTTCTGGATTTATTAATTCTTTTATCTTATTACAGTATCTAACTGTAAATGTAACTATATTTTCACTATTATTTGCTTTAGCAGCTATATATTCTTTTCCAGATACTTTTTTATAGCCACTCCAACATTTATAATGTTCTTTCCAAACTTCTTCATCAAATCCATTTTCATTAGTTTCATTTGAATCTGATAATTTTTCTATTTTTATTCTTTCTGTTAATCTACATTCAGCCATTTAATCACCATACTTTAACTGAGTCATAATAGTTTGTAGTGAAAATCTCACTCTTTTTTTCCTTTTTTCTTCTTCCATTAAGCCTTTATCTTTGTACCATTCATTTACTAAAACTTTACAATATCTTTTAGCTCTTTTATTTTCACTAGTAAATTCTTTTCCAGTAGCATCTTTTAGATATTCCTCAGCTGCATCTATACAGTCTTGAATTTCTTCATCATCATCGTCAAAATCTACTTTTAAGAACTTTTTAGCTTCTTCTAAAGTTAGAATCATTTAATCCCTCATTTCTTAAAAAATAGCTAAAAAAACGACCTTTTTAAATCGATTCTAAGGTGTTTCAAGAACTTTAATAGACTAATAATACCTTGTAATTTCAACGTATTATTAGTCTAAAATATTTTTTGCTTTAATTTTTTATTAATGCTCTGAACTTACTGCAGTTGTATCTATATATCCATTAACAATTGCAGCTTTATCTTTTATTGTTACATCTTCTCTTTCTATAGCTCTAAATAAAGTTAAATCTTCTTCAAATGCATTTAATTCTCCTATAGCTGCTGTATCAGACATTTTTATATTCATTAAAGCTCTATCCCAGAAAACTATACCTTCTTTTAAATCTCCTATTATAAAAGGTATTTTATTTCCTGTAGTAGATAAATCACTATTTGGACAAACTTCAACTGGTATAGTTAATGATCCAGCACATAATTTAAGTGCCATAGGTTCTTTTGGATCTGGTTGTAAAATATATTTTCCATCTGAATCTTTTAGTGTATCTAAATATTGTAATCCATCATCATTTGTAATTATTTTACTAGTTGGCTTAAAAGTAGCCCCTAAAGTAACATTTAAAGCCTTCTTAATATCATCTAATCCATTTAATTTTGTCTCATCTATTGTTTTTATTTGTTCTAATATTAATTTATTTTGAGTTACTCTTGATTCATCACCTATCCATTCTATTAAAGTATTAACTATATTTTGGTCTGAATCTGCAAGTAATTCATTCGTTACAGTAAAATATCCTGCATATTTTTCAATTTCATATTTTAATCTCTCAAATTGAGGTGTATTTTTTTCACCTATTTTACCTCCTTCACCTACTTTAACAAATCCAGTTTGTTGAGATCTCTTTTTGAAAGTTCTTTGTCCTTTATCAGTAGTAACTTTTTCAACTGTTACTAAATCCTTTAAAGACTTTTTAGATTCTTTATATGTATTTATTTTAGTTAATATATCTTCTGGAACAGTATATCCACCCTCTGCTGGAGTTCCAACTGACATTTTATTATCTATTTTAAATCCATTTCTTGCAGCATTAGCAAATTCAACAATTGAATCTTTGTTTTCTGGAGTAACTTTTATCCCTTCTCCATCTTTAATTTTATTTTTTGCTTCTTCATTTTCTCCAGCTTCTAAATCATAAAGAAGGTCAAATTTATCACTTAAATTTTTCAATTCTTCTTTAGCCGCTTTCGCTTCCTCTAGTTTATTTTCATTAGCTAAATTCTTTACTAATTCTTTTTGAGCTTTTATCTTATTCATTAATTCTAATAATTCTTTTGACATTTTTATTCCTCACTTTTTTATATATTTTTGGATTTTGGCAATAAAAAAAGATTTAGTATAAATCTAAATCATTTAATAAATCTTCCTTTTCTTTTTCAATTGTATTTTCTACTTTTTTATCATCTTCTTTTTGATTCTGTAGATGTAAAAGTACTTTATTTGCAATTTCTTCTATATCTAGGCTTTGATTTTCATCACTTTTTTTATTTTCTTTAAATAAGTTTTTAGGAGTATTTTTATATTTATCTAAAAACTCTGATGAACAAGCTACTAATTCAAATTCATCCTCAACTTTTATATTAAATAGTTCCGCTGCACTTTCTCCAGTAAACCACTTTTCTTCATCCATTAAGGCCGACAATTTTTCTTTAGTAACTCCTTCTTTTGCATTTTCCATATAAATATTTAGTATGCTTTCTTTGCAACTATCCAATGTACTAGCAATTTTCCTTAGGTCTGATGCATTATATGAGTTCCATAGCATACATAAAGGATTATGAATCATAAAGCTAGCATATTTAGGGACTATAACTTCATCTCCTGCAAGTGCTATTACACTAGCTATACTTGCTGCTAATCCATCAACATGAACAGTCTTTTTACCTTTATGTCTCTTTAGCATACTATAAATTGCTATTCCCCCAAATACAGATCCACCGCCAGAATTGATATATATATCTACATTTTGTGAATTCTCTAGTTCTTTTAGGAAGTCACTTACATCTTGAGGGCATTTATCTTCGTCTGCCCACCAGCTACTCCAACTGTCTGAAACTATATCTCCATAGAAATAAAGCTCTGCTTTTTCTTCTGTTTGATTTTTTATTTCTATCTTACCAACATTTTTTAATTCTCCAGTTTTGGTATCTTTATTTTGCAAATTTAATATTTTATTCACTGTTTTCGCCTCCTTTCGAATATTGCTTTCCTACATCTGTGATAGGTATATAGTTACCATTACAAATTAATACGTCTCCACCTTCTATTGCTGGCATATCTAAAATATCTCTAGCATTATTTGGAGTGTATATAGCATTATTTACAAATGATGTTAAGCACTCTGCTTGTGTTTTTGCATCTGTTCGTAAAATAGCTTTTTCATTGAATTTATAATACTTATTTTCATTTTTCTCTTCATTACTTAATAATTTATAGCAGATTTCCTCTTCATATTGTTTTAATATAAATTGTTCTGTATCTACATAAAAGCTAAGTTGTTGCATTTCTCCACTTGAATAACTAGATTTTTCATAGTTATTTATTTGATTTGGCTTTATTCCAAATGCTCCTGCTATTTGAAGTGATGAAAATTTCTTTAATTCATAAAATTGGCTATCTGTTAGCTTTATATTTAAAGGTGTTATTTTCATACCTAATGGTATAGGAATTATTTTACCTGCATTATCTGAACCATTAGCAAACCTCGAAATACCTTCTATTAATTTATCTTCTTTTGACTTATCTAAATCACCTGTATATTCTAGTGTAGCCTTTGCAGTAAGTCCTGTTTTATAAAGGTTATTAATAAAGTTTTGACTTTCAACTCCACCCTCAAGTGTATATTTTAAAATTTTACTAACTGGCTCACCTAGTATCCCATCAAAGGTAAATGAAGTTTTAAAGTGTAGCACTTCTTCATTTTTAAATACAAATTGTTCGCCTGTGTATCTATCAGTATAGATATACCAAAGTGCATCTTTAATTCCAAATATACCTTTATTGTCCATAATAACTTGTACATCATTACTTGGCATAATCCACAAATCTTTTATTTCATATGTAGCCCCATATTTTTCACGTTTAAACTCTTTTCTTATATAGACATAGGAATTTCCAAAGTGATTTCTATTGTTTTCTACAGTTGCCCAAAATATCGATGGTGTCATATAAGGGTTAGGTCTAACCTTTAATAAATCATATACTTTATTGGGGGCTGCTCTTATTACCCCTTTTTCAGTTTCTTGATACATTTTAATAGGCATTTTACCTAATGTCTCAGATAACATTTTTAAGCAAGTAAAATAAGTAACTTCACTTAAGATATTTTTATTTCTAGTTGTTATCCCTAGCCACTCTAATAACTTTTCACTTCTCATATCAACAGTTTGTGGTTTAGGCATTATTAGATTTTTTAAACTTTTTATAAGGTTCATTTTTACACCTCCCTTCTAATTCCATCCCATCATATCTAGATACTTATCAACTGATTCATTTACATTTACTAATCTTTCTTCTTTAAATGCTAACTTATATGCATCTATAATAGCATCTATTGGGTCTATTCTTTTATTTCTTCTATCTTTATCTATCTTAATTTCTCCATTTGGATTAGATACAATTTTTGCATTTAAGGCTGACCATGAAAGTAACTCATTTTCTTTGTTATACTCAATATTTTTCGCTCTAACCTCAAGTTCAAAGTCCTCAGTAGGATCATTAAGCCATTTGTGAGTTTGATAAATTTCTATACAATCGAATCCTAACTCTGATAAATCACTTAAAAAAGCATCTGCATTATGTGGATCATAGCCTAACTGTTCAATTTTAAGGTCGTATTTTTCAATAAGATCATTTAAATATTTAATTATATATTTATAGTCAGTTTTAATACCTCCTAAAGTTTCTGTAACTGTCAATAATTCATCTTTAATCCATAAATTATATGGTGCATCGTCACTTTTGATATGTTCCTCTACTTTCATTTTTGGTATAAAACTATGAGAATGAATATAATACTTCTTAACCCCATCAACATAATATACAAACACCAATGCTATTGAAGTTAAGTCTCCTCCGGAACTTAAGTCTAATCCTGCATAACATTTTTGCCCCCTAAAATCTTCTAGAGTTCTTTCACTTTCACATTCCTTCCAAAACTTAGGCTTTATATATTGATCATCTGTAAATTGAATCCATATATTTAACGCCTTTGTTAGAAAATCTCTTAAATCATCTCCACCCATATCTCTTGCAGAATCTCCTACTCTTTTTAAATTTTCAAGATCTTCTGCATCTTTACATACTAGTGGATTAGCTTTTATCCAATTTTTAGAGTTCCAAATATCATCTTCTTCATCCATTTCAGCTATATACACAAATTGAGCATCATTAGTAAATACATTTTCTAAAATGTTTTTACAGTATTCATACAGCTTAAAACAAGGACAGTTTAATTCAAATCCAGCAGTAGTTATTACTGAAATTAAACACTGTTTCATTTTTCTTGTACCACCCTCAAGCAACTTATACATTTGATTGTTCTTATGGGCGTGATATTCATCGACTATACCAAGCAACGGTCTAAAACCATCTATTGATTTTGTATCTCTTCCTAATGCTCTTATTATAGAATTAGTATTTAAAGCTATTATTGTATTATCATGTTCCTTAACCTTAAAAAACTCTGATAGATCTTCATCAGAGTTAATAAACTTAATCATTTCATTTAATACTATTTTAGCTTGATCTGATTTAGTAGCCGTACAATATAGTTGTCCATATTTATAACCACTAAAAGCCCCATAATATGTACCTAAAATACCATTTAAAAATGATTTTCCATTTTGTCTACCAAGCTGAACATACGATGTTCTAAATCTCCTATAGCCAGTATCTTTTGTAACCCATCCATTTAGGCATCCTAATATGAATACTTGAAATCCTTCTAAATTTACAGGGATTTCTTCCTCACCCTCTGCTATTGTAAGTGTTTCTGCAAAATCTAAAATATCATTTGCCTTTTCTATATCAAACTCATACTTATATGCATTTAATTTAGACTTCTCTAAGTCATCTAAATGTCTTTTACATGCTAGGATTGCAGGTCTTCCAGCTATAATTTTCCCTTCTACTACATCTACCGCATATTGAGTAACCCTATCTAAATTCACATAAAATCACCCCCTATTTTGCAAACTTAGAAAACTTGTTTTTCTTTTCATCTGTACTTGGTTTAGGTATAACCAATCTGCATCTGCTAGATATAGTTAACCCCATATCTGAAGCAAAGCTTCTGCATTGTTTAATATGTCTATCTTCAATTATTGATAGTTTATTATATTCTTCAAAATCTTCCTGTGGATCTAATGAGTCTAATTTAAGAGCTACCTTTACATATCTACTATAAGCTTTTATATATGTAGCTAATGAGTTGCAATCTGGATTGCCCATTATACCTATATCTATTAGCTCTTTTGATATCTTTTTAAACTGTTTTTTCTCTTCTTTTGTTAAGTGAGTAGGAGGTTTTATATTATCTGAATTTGCTTTTACTTCTGTACTTTTTCTTTGTTCAATCTCAGCTTTTGTAAGGTGTTTCTTACCATTTGCCACTACTAATTCAATTGGTTGTTTTTTGCCTGCCACCTTATTTTCCCTCCTATCCCTGTTCAAATTTTTCAGTGGGGAGTTTCCGCGGAAAAAAACTGCAACCGTGGACTTACGTCAAAAGCCAAAAACTTTTTGACTCCCCCCCTATCCTTTAATAATTTTCTTTTATCAATTCTTTTAGTTCATTTTGCATCTTAATTTTAGATACTTCTCCTTTATCGTACATTCTATGTACCTTCTTATGACACCTATCTCATAAACATATAAGGTTATTCATATTTAATCTCTTGCTCCAGCAATCTTTTAAAGTCTCTATATGATGTACTACATCACTTAAGTTATCATCACATAACTTACATATACCATCATCTCTTTGCCTTACAGAATCTCTAGTAAACTTCCATTCTTTACTACAATAAAATTTCTGTTCTTTAAAATCTACTCTTCGCTTTCTATAATCCTTATATACTTTCTGTTGTCTATTATTAAATTTAGCTTCACATTCAGAACACATAAAAATTTCTTGGGGAATAATTTTCCCACATCTACAAAACTTCTTTAACAAATTTATCATCTCTTTTAATTAAGTTTTCAGTTTAATGAATATATATTTCATGTTACTACCCAACTTATTCCTAGTTTTAAAAATAAAAAAGAACCCTATTTCTAGAGTTCATCTAAATACTTTATATTTTAGTTTCTTTTTACACTTTTTATTTACATATCTTCATATATATGGTGATTATATTGAATAGGTCCTTTTACATACTTATCTTCTTTACTATCATATTCATATGTTACTAAAACAGTATTGTCATTTACACCTGGCTTATCAATTGCATGCAATAAAAATGCCATTGCGTTATTTTCGAAAATAACCATTGCAGATTTATTTGCTTCTAAATAGTCATTTTCATCTAAAGTATCAATAGTTTTTAAAGCTTCCTTTTTTGATCTAATGTAGAATTTTTCAAAATCTTTGTCTGTCATTGAAATAGACCCCTTGTTATCTATTTCATATTTACTTTTTGGTGGGTTTTTATTATCGTTTTTGGCTTCGTGCTTATATCCACATCCAACTAGTAAAACAATCATAACAACAATCAAAAGTAAACCTGATATTTTCTTCATTTTAATACACCTCCAAAGTATATAATACGGTTACCTTAAGTTTTAATCTACCTATTTTTACCAATTCGTAATATTTAGTGAATTAAATAAGTATTATAAATCTTTAGCTAAATAAAAAAGAACCCTTTTAAAGAGTTCTTTTTTATTTACTATTTTTTTATTGGTTCATTGAAAGAAGGCGGATTAATATCTATCTTTGTATTATGATTGTTAGGTCCCGGACTAGATAAGTCAAAGTATAGTTTAGAGTCTTCAGTAACTCCAAAGTCTCTATTTGAACCTGTATCTTTAATCTTATTTAATGCATCTCTAAATAAAGCATTATGAGCTTCTTCTCTGTTAAGTAAGAAGTCTATTGTTTCTCTTACATATTTATCGTCAATTTGTCTATATAAATATTCATATACAACTTTTGCTCTTTGCTCTGATGCTATATTTGATAATAGATCTGCAACTAAGTCTCCTGTTACAGTAACATAATCAGCAGTCCAAGGTGCTCCTGAAGAGTTTATTAAAAATGGTGATAATCCACTTAATACATGAGTTTCTATTTCTCCAGAATCAACTGCTTTATAATCAACATCATGTCCATTTAATAAATTTATTGTTTGAGCAACCATTTCCATATGGCTAAGTTCTTCCGCTGCTATATCTAGAAATAAATCTTTTATCTCTTTATCTTTTATTCTAAAGCTTTGAGATAAATATTGCATTGCTGCTTTTAACTCTCCATTTCCTCCTCCTAATTGCTCTTGCATTAAAACTGCATATTGAGGATTTGGTCTTTCTACTTTTACTTCTCTTAACAATTTTTTATCATGTTTAAACATCAACTATACCTCCAAAATCATAATTAGTAATTATAATTTCCCTTAAGCTTTAGTAATATACAAATTTTTCTATAATTTATTAGATGTTTAAATTGATTATAAATGCCTTATGAACGTAACATATCTAATAGTGTGTTATATTCATTTTATCAACTTATATACCCACTGTAGGCTTAGTATTTACAATGATTTCAACCTTTATTTTTTCTATGTAAAATAAACCAATATAACATTCTCTTTTTATGTTATATTCTAGATAAAATTAAATTAAAAATATCTAAAGCTAGTATAAGCTTTATTCATTCTGTCTTGGTCTATACCTATATAATGTAAGGTTACAGCTGGAGATGAATGATTAAATATCTTCTGAAGTAATGCTATATCTTTGGTTTGCTTATAGTAATGATATCCCCATGTTTTTCTCATACTATGAGTTCCTAAACAAGGAACATCGAATAATTCTCCCAACTCTTTTAAAATTACATATGCCCTTTCTCTAGAGATAGGCCTATTATAGTTTTTACGTGATTTAATTAAAAAATCATCAGGATCCTTGTCCTCTACATAATCTTTAATTGCTCTTTTCAGTATTGGGTTTATCTCTATGAATTTTTGTTTCCCTGTTTTCTTTTCTCTTAAGACTATTTGCCTTTTATCTTTTACATCATATATTCTAAACTTTAATATATCGGATACTCTAAGACCTGTATATATACCCATCATAAATAGAAGGTAGTCTCTTTCATTTGTCTTTTTTAAATAGGAACACATATTTTCTAATGTATCTAAATTTCTAATAGGTTCTACATAGTTCATATCTCACCACCTCAAATCTCATTTGAATACAAACCTATAAAAAAAAATGGACCCTAATTGTCCACTTTAAATTCATATACTTTTAATATGAATACACTATTTAATTTTATCTAGCTTATCAAAAAATATTGAAATTTCTCCACAATTTGGGCATACTGCAGCCTTTATCTTTCCTTTATTTGATGAAAAAACCCCACTTCCTTTTCCTAATACTACTGATGCTTGAGCTGTAAAGTTTTCAGTTTTTAGCATGTAGTCTTCAACCATAATTTCATTGCATCTTAAACACTTCCTCATAATATCTACCCCACTTAAATATTGATAATATATTACTATTGTTCAATAGCTTATATTTAAATTATACATAATTTATAGTATATCCACACTCATTTAAATAAAGTAAATATAAAATAAAAAAGCCAGGTGAGAAAGTCCTGACTTTTTTGAACGTAATAAGTTGTTGTTAATAAATCTAATAAATGTACCTAGTTTATACTCCATACCGCTACAGAGTTCTCTTAAGAGCCGTAAAGTTATATTGGTGAGGGTTAAAAGGAGTCGAACCTCTTATCTTCTAAATAAATAGCTATTTTACCATTAAACTATATCCTCACGTTGCTAGGGTAAATTTATACCCTAGCCATTATATAAAGAGGGGGTTATTAGGAAATAAGCAATCGAGTTATCTAAATTTCCTATACTACTATATTACCACCTCTGAATGTATAAAAAATCTTTACTTTGTCGCTAAAATGTAGCCAAAGTGTTGGCTTTGCTATTATTCTCATTAAATAATGGTAGTTCTTCATAGTTTGGATACAACATCCCCATAATTTTATAAACTAATCGCTCTCTTACTGTTTAGCAATGACTGCGATCCATGTGTAGCTTAAGGCTTATATATTTCATATTATTTTTATTTTTGCTATTATAAAATAATTCAAAGAAATTAGTTTCATTCACATCTAAGCAACTTAATGAGTTTTCTATTTTCGCTTTCTCTATTTCTTTTTCTAATTTACTTTGCATCAATTTATCTATTTTCTTCTCTTTATCTATAACCTCTTTTTCAACAATTCTAGAAATATTATAAGTTTCACTTGTTCTTTCACCATAATTTATAGCTCCACAACCTCTATATCTCATTTTCTCTTTCTTTATATCTAATTCTATATTATTTATTTGAGCTTCTAGAAACTTATAATTATGCAATCTTAATTCTACTTTTTTAAATAATTCTTTTTTCTCCATAGGCAGTCACTTCCCATTTTTCTTTTAATCAATAATATCTTTCATTTCCTCTAGACATTTTTCACATATAAAAATATTTTTTATATTTTTTAAATTCTCTTTTGATCCACATAAAATACACGAATTATTATGTTTTTTAAGCTTAATCGTGCCATTTTCACATAATATCTCAACAGGATCATTTTCATTTATGTTTAACATCTTTCTAAATTCCTTTGGTATTACGATTCTTCCTAGTGAATCGATATTTCTTACAATGCCTTTACTGTTTTTGCCATTCATACTATCACTCCTAACATATTTCTAACAATTTATATAAATAAAACTACCTACATATATATACTTATCATATAAGGTAACTCTTGTATATCTATATGATTAATTATTATATACCCATTTTCTTAATTTTTACTTAATTAAAATAAATTTTTAATTTCTTGTATAATAAGATATAAGTAGACTTGTCCAAAAAATATTTGAAAGCTAGTAATTAATATATATTCAGTCTTATAGTAAATACCCTAAAACTATCAAACCTACTCATTCTTATCCCCACCTTTAATCCCCCAAGCACTCATTATTTTGTCTGCACTTTCTGGAAATTTTAATTTTCCATTGATTTCTTTACCACATATACATTGTGCTAGTGCCATATAATTTGGATAGGTTTTATAATCACTTGGTTTAAAAAATGTTTCTTTCACGCTAGGTATACTAAGTTCTCTTTGAGTATATTTTAAATCTGTTGATTTACTCATTCTTATCACCCCTTATTTTATACTCAAGTTTATATCTCTTTCTAAAAAGTCTTTTAGCTTCTATGGCTTGATTTAAATTCCCTCTGCTAGCATTTAAATAATCACATGCTTTATTAACACTCTCAAACTCTATAGTCTCATTTTTTAATTTGTCTATAACTATCAACGGCTTTCTTTCAACTTCTCTTATAGTTTCTAAAGCTTGTATCCTAAATCTCTTTCTAAACAATCTATTGTGCTTTATATAAGTTGTTATATCTGCCCTTCTCATATCTAGAAATTTACAACAATCATCTAATCCATCAAACTCCATTTCTTTCTCTTCTACTTCATCTACTACCTTAACTTTATAATTATAATTCTGTTTAGGTTTAATCTTTCTATAATGTCCTCCTTTATCATCTTTAGGATCATCAAGTACTATATGTTTAATAGCTTTTCCTATACTTAAACTTGGATTTAATATGCAAGCTAATAAAGCCATATAGTTATCTGTAAAATCAAAATCATAAGAATTAGAATATTTCACTCTTATCACCCCTATTTAACTTTTCTTTTTTATATAAATTTTTATTACATATTCTGAATTTATAGTTTTTCCTCTACACATAATAGTTATATAAAGGAGGTAATTATATGTTTATAAAAAAATTAAGCATTGTGTTTTCAATAATATTGATTCTATTTACAATAAATATAAATACAATCTATGCATTTAATACTGTAACTCCACCACCAATTAGTAACGAATATATTAAGGAACTAGAAATAATAGATAATTATATGTATTTATTGGTACAATCCGTTGCTACAAAAAATATTGACCAATCTAAAACCAATAAAGATATTACATTTATAGAAACTTTAATCGATAGTCTAACTAATAAAACCTCAAAGCTTTCTAAAGAAGATAATGATGTTATCCTATCCATGCAGGTCATATTAAACTATTACAAAATTTCTATAATAAATATAAAGGTTTATATAGATAAGAATGATGCTGATAGATTAATAGATTCAATAACTTCTTTTTCTTTAGGTTATAACTCTTCATCAACCTTGAGAAACACTATAGGAAAAGCGAAACAGTAGGTTCTCGCTTTTCTTATATTAATTGCAATGCTATCTCTACTAGGTATTTTTTATCCTAACCTTAAATATAAACTTACAAAACTCTATATTCTCTTTTGAATACCTCTAAAGCTTCTAACCATGCTTCTTGTTCTGTTATACCTCTATCTTTGGCAATCTGCTTTGCTATGTCTCTAAGAATCTTAGCTGCTTCTATTATTCCCATAGTTTATATCACTCCTAATTTCCTTTTTTTGAACTTAACTTGTCTTTGCATATTTTATGTATATACTTCCAATATCCCTCGCTGCCTTTTGGTGATTTAATTGTTCCATCTTCAACAGATATATCTACTGCTAAAACTATACTTTTTAGTTCACTATCAGATAATTTATACATACCTTTTATACTATTCAAATCTGTGGATAAATTTACATTAGTTACTCTATCAATAGATATAGTATTAGGATATGGTAATAGGGTCTTTTGTTCGGGATTTAAATCCGTACCGTAAGGATTTATATCCGTACCCTCGGGATTTATTTCCGATAGCTTCGGATTTAAATCCGATGTCCTATAGTTAGTATCTATTAATAATTTATAGTTTCTACCTAGTGCATAATAAGAATATGTCCCTCCTATTTTTACTGTTTTATGTTTTAATACTCCTATCTTACACATCTTCTTTAGTCTTCTATAGACTGTATCTTTTTTCATCTTTGTAATAGGTATATCCTCTGTTACACCATCATACTTAATCCAATAATACTTATCATCTGAAATGATCTTTGATATCATTCTTTCACTATCTTTAAATTTTACAAACCATTTTAGTATCAATAGGTCTCTATCATCTAGTTCAAGTTCTATTGCTTTTTCTTGGCTAAATCCATGTATGCTATACTCCAAGAAACTCACCCCCACTTTATTTAAATCTATTAATTTATAAGTTTTACTTGTAGTTATCTTTATCTACGTATATAATTAAATTGGAATTTTTTATTGGGTCCTCTTTTGGACTCTTTTTTTATTTTCATTAAATTAATGTTTTGAAATACTGTATTTAACAATGTTGCTTGTCCTCTTTTTGCTTACTATAAGCTTTTAATTCATCAAATTTATTATCTAGTTCTTGTCCTAAATAGCTATATTTTTTCATAAAACTTTGAAGTATTTTTATACTCATTTAACTCACTCCTTGTACAAATTTTCATTGCCAAAGAGCCTAAGCTCCTTGTTTATCGTTATATTCTTTAATCGCTATTTCTTTAGCTTCTTCATAACTCAAACCAGTTTCTTCTAATTCCTTTGTTCTTATCCATATTGGGTAAGCTATACTCAATGCTTCATCCCCATATTTTTCTCTTTGTCTATCAAGTATCCATTTAGCTTTTCTTCTTTCTATTTCCTCAATCCAATATGGATCTTCTGGGTAAACTACCTCAACTTTTATTTCTCTGCTTTTTCTTGGTGCCATTGCAACCACCCCCACTAAATTTTATGTTTATTAAAAATTGTCCTATGCAATTTATCTTGATTTACTAACTTCCAAATCTACCTTTACAGTAACTTTTGATTTTTCAAGTTCTTCTCTTTGTTCTGCTATTACAATTGTTTTAATATAATTTCTCAATCTTAAAACCTCTAACTCTTCTTCTTTTTGCTTTAAAAGAATCTCTTTGCTTTCTAGAGTTTTATTTAATATTTTTACAACTTTTTCCAATATTGCTTTTTCATCGTCTTCGTTGGATATTGGAATATATCCACCAGTAAGTCGTATCTGTTTTAATATCTTCTTAATTTCCTTTTTCAGCTTCTTAGCTATAGGCTTTCTACTTTGCATTAAAACTTCATAAAGTCCATCTTCTGTTAAAAACCAACTTACCCTATTATTAATTGGGTTAGCTTTTTTAACTTTTTCTTCATCATCTACAACTCTTAACATAGCACTTACATCTCTGTTTCCTTTGCTATCAAATCCATACCCTATCCAATTCGCTACATCCTTTGCTAAAAATAGTGGTGTTTCTATCTCACCAAAAGTTATTATATTTTTTTCTAAAACTTTTCTTTTATCTAAAATTTTTAGATTATTCATATGCTCCACCTTTCCTAAGTGTACTATTAGTACATTAGTTATTTAAAAAAATATCCTCTATTGTAGTATCAAAAATTTTAGCTATTTTAAATGCTATATCTAATGATGGAGTTCTCTCTCCTTTCTCTAAGAACGCTATATACCTTGGTGTTACACCTAATAATTCTCCTAATTGAGTCTGAGTCATCTTATTTATATTCCTTAAATATTTTATTTTATTCAATCTCCCTTCTCCTTTTTAATAATTGTTTATGTACTAATAGTACAGTACTTTTAGTACATAGTCAATAGATTTTATAGATTTTATACGATATAATTTATATTGTTAGAACTTTTAGTTCATACTTAATGTCATTACCAATTTTAGAATAGAGAGTAGGTCGTTTTATATGATAGGTAAAAGAATAAAAGAGCTTAGAGCTCAAAAAGATGTAACTCAGAAAGAGTTAGCTGACTTTATTGGACTAACTCCTAAAATGATATCATTTTATGAAAAGGAAGAAAGATTTCCTCCTCATGATATAATATTGAAATTATCTGATTTCTTCGATGTATCAACAGATTATTTACTTGGAAAATCCAATGTACGTGATATTAAATCTAATGATAATTTAATTGTTATAAAAGAAAATGAAAAAGATGTAGAAGAATTATTAGAAGAAACTATGTCTCAAATTTTGGATCAAAAAGGTCTTATGCTTAATGGTCAAATAGTTGATGATAACGATCTTGTTCTTTTAAGAAATGCAATTAGAAATGGAATTGAATTAGCTAAAACTATGCAAAAGTCTAAGAAATAAGGGGTGTTAAATTTGAGTAGTATTAAAAATACAGTAAATAATTTAGTAACTAAGTTTAAAACAAGAAATCCATTTGAGTTATGTGACTACTTAAACATCCCTATTCTTCATGAGCCTTTAGGCAATATTAAAGGCTTCTTTCAAAATACACTTAATACTCCTATAATTCATTTAAATTCTAATTTAGATGAACATGAGATTAAGTGTGTTATTTCTCATGAGCTTGGTCATGCAATTTTACATAAAGATCTTAATGTTTGCTTTTTAAAACATTATACATTTTCGGTTACTGATAGATATGAAAATGAAGCAAATAAATTTACAGCAGAGTTATTAATAGATGACAATATGCTTATAGATATTATGGAGGTAAACAATCTAATTACAATTGATGAATTAAGTAAATACTTTGGTGTTCCTACCGAGTTTATTTCTTATAAGTTTACCCACTTAAATTTTAATTAGTAATATTATATTATATCCAATTTTAAATTTTATTTGAATAAAAATAAAGTAGACAGTTTATATGCATCCATTTATACTAGAGATTGATAATAAATTGCTTATTGACTTATTGGAAATATATGGGTATATTACATATGAAGAATTAAGTAAATTTTTCATGTATTTAGCTAAAAATTAAAACAAAATGAATTTGGAGGATTGAAGTTTTGGTTCCATATTATATATTAACTACTAGTAATTTCAAAGAAAGTATAGATATCTATTCTTCTAGCCAACAAGCAAAACTAGAATCTTTAGGTGACGAAGAGCCTACTGTTAGTTTCAGAAAATCTTCAAAACAAATGATTGATGGATATAATAAATATACATTAACATCGGAATTTTTATCAGAACAAAAAGGAAGAGCTTATGGGAAAAAGGATGTTTTCGAAAGCTTTATTTCTATAAATGAAGATGTATTCTACTTCCATAAAAAAGAGAACGTTTTAATTTTCAAATCAAGAAAAGAAGTTTTTTTAAATTTCTATAAACACTTTAAAAAGGATGTAACCATAAGTCCAGATAAAATAAATGTTGAGTTTGATAGTATAATAAACAATGCTAAAGCTCTTGGTGTTCAAGGAATATGGCTTGGTAAAATACCTGATGTTCATATAAATGCACTTGCGTTATTAGGTAATAAGGTAGAATCTTCTGAGCAATATAAAGATTTAAGAAAACAAGGTGCTGAAATTTCTAATATAACAATTATATATGAATTTAATAATAAACAGGAAAAAGTTATGCTTACTAAAGATGGTGGTATAATTTTTTACCACCATCTTGATGAAACATATGCATTAAATTTAGCCTTAGATATTTATAGAAATCTTTTAACTTAATCTTTTTTTCTAAAAAATCTTAGTTCTTTGTTTATTGTTTCATTGATATTATCAATTTCATCTGACTTAAATATTATAGAGTCATTTGTTAAATCTACATTAGTATCTCCAACCCTATATGATAACCTAGCTACCTTTGGAGAGAACTCTTTATATATTGCTTTAAATACTGGATTTGTAATATCATTATTATCAAATTCAATAAATCTAATTGTTATTATAGATGTTGATTTATCATATCCAGTATTTTTTAACTCTCCTAAAGTCTTTTTTAATATATTTGATGTATTTTTAACAGTCCTAAAAAAATTCTGATAACTAACATTAGCCTCAACTGTTAAAATTAATTTTTGATCTTCAAAATTATAAAAGAAATCATGATTTATAGTATCTATACAAACAATACTATTCCCTATATATTCACCAACAGTTCTCTTGTATTCTTTCACATCTAAACTCATACGCTTACTTACATTTTCATATTTATTAATAAATTCATTATATTTATTTTCTGAATCTATATTCATTTCTTCTAAACTAATTTCTGCTTTTAACTTAATATCTTTATTTTTCAGTTTAAAAAACATCCATTTTAAGTAGAACCTAGGTCTGTTGAATACTATAGTTAAAGTCGGTATTGCTATAGGTACTATATTAGTTAATAAGAAATTTATAATTGTATTATCTATATTTAAAATATTTCCTATAATACATATAATTATTGCTAAAATAATAGACATTATTATCTCTTTGTACGTTTCTAAGAATTCTTTCACTAATATCACCTCTCTATCATCCGAACATAAGTTTGATTTAATTATATCACAGTTTTCTTTTTATCCACAATATTGAGTATTACTTTGCACATTATTTTTTATTATACTATAATATTAATTACATAGCATAAAATTGCTTTATATTTATTTAATTTATTTCCTATATATAATATGTTTATACTTAATTAATATATTTATAGAACTCCATGTTTATTATCATTTTTTGCAGTAATAAATTATTAAATTTACATAATGTAATATTATATAATCTTAATATATAAAAGTATAATTTTATAATAAATATTCCTTATTTTTCCTATATATATATTATATCTTGTATTTTTAATTTACAATATGGTAATTTATGGTAAGAAAATATAATTTTTTCTATGAAAATATCCTAGTATAAAAATATATAATTTGAGGTGATTTAATGATTGCAGCAATATACTCAAGAAAATCAAAGTTTACTGGAAAAGGTGAATCTATAGAAAACCAAATACAACTTTGCATGGACTATGCCAAAAACCTAGGAATTAATGAATTTTTAGTATACGAAGATGAAGGTTTTTCTGGTAAATCTATGGATAGACCAAAGTTTAAAGAAATGCTTAAAGACGCTAAAGATAAAAAGTTTGATTATTTAATATGTTATAGGTTAGATAGAATATCCCGTAATGTTTCTGACTTCTCTACTCTTATAGAAGATCTAAATAAGCTTAATATATCTTTTGTATCAATTAAAGAACAATTTGATACTAGTACTCCTATGGGACGTGCTATGATGTATATATCATCTGTATTTGCTCAGTTAGAACGAGAAACTATAGCTGAACGTGTTAGAGATAATATGTATGAGTTAGCTAGAACAGGAAGATGGCTAGGAGGCATGCCTCCATATGGTTTTATTAGTACTCAAATTAACTACTATGATGAAAATATGAACCAAAGAAAAATGTATAAACTTAAAGTTGATGAAGATACAATAGAAATTGTTAAATTGATATTTGATAAATATTTAGAGCTTAGATCACTTTCAAAACTTTATAAATATATGTATGAGAATGGAATTAAAGGAACTCGTGGAGGTAACCTTGATCCTAGTGCCTTATCTTTAATCCTAAAAAATCCAGCATATGTTAAAGCAGATAAAAATGTAGTTGATTATCTAAGAAAGTCTAATATAGATGTTATGGGAGATATAGACAAGATACATGGTATCCTAACTTATGCTAAAAATACAGATAGTCCTATAGCTGCTGTTGCTAAACATAAAGGTGTTATAGATTCGGATAAATGGATTGAAGCCCAAAGGTTACTTAATTCAAATAAAGCTAAAGCTCCTAGAGCTGGAACTGGAAGTAAGGCATTATTATCAGGTCTTTTAAAATGTTCTAAGTGTGGTTCTAATATGAGAATTACTTATAAAAACTCTAAAAGTGGCACTATCTATTATTACATATGTGGAACAAAGAAATCTTTAGGAGTATCAGCTTGTGATTGTAAAAATATCAGATCTGATAAGGCTGAATCTAAAGTTATAGATGAATTAAAAAATAAAAGTATTAAATCTATAATGTCAAGTTATAAAGATAGCAAGTTAGAAAACTCTAAGAATAGTAAAAATATAAAAACTGAGATAAACTCAATAAATAATCAAATTAAAGAAAAAGAAACATACATTGATAATTTAGTTATGCAATTAGCCAAGGTTACCGAAAGCTCTGCATCTACTTTTATAATCAATAAATTAGAATCTTTAAATAATGACTTATCTAATTTAAAATCACAATTAGAATCTTTAAATACTATGTCTATGGAAAATAAGCAAGTTGATATTAATATAAATATGCTTATAGATAATTTAAATAAATTTAATAAAGAAATTGATACCTCTGATATTAATAAGAAGAGACTGTTACTATCTACAGTAGTAGATTACATGACATGGGACTCTGATACAGACACAATAAAAGTAAACCTAATAGGTATCAATCCAAGCAATACTATAGCTTCAGATAAATAGGAACTTTAATACATTTATCTGAAGCTATTTCTATGTCAGATAAGGTCGCAGTTTTATCCAAACGTCCTGCATCTATAAAAAGTATCTATAATATAGATTTAAAAATATCAGAAACTAGAACTCCTATAATATCAAGAAGTGCTGAAAATTTTAAAGACTATTTTAATATCTTGTGGAAGGAGATTGATTCTAGTGAAACAAAATAA